GGGTTATGCTGCACGATAGTACATCAAAACGTTCCTCGAGAGAGGCAGCGGTACGAAGTACTCGCCGTAATCCCACCACCGGGTCGCCTGGCCGCATACAAACAAATGCACGCAACCAGGCTCCCCAGCAGCAGAAGTCACGGCGAGATCCGAGACCCACTGTTGCGAAACCAAATCAGAAGCAGCCGAAGCCACGACGAATCTGGACGCTCCCGTCTCGATGGAATAAATTGCTACAACTTCTGCGACACCAGGCAGTCTCAACTGGTTTAAGACCAGGTCTGACTGAGCCGATGCCGAAGAAGCTTCGAGATTCGCTAAGGAAAAGCGGAACCTCGAAAGGTAGCAGGAATAAACTGTATCTGAAGTACGTTAGCGACACGTGGTTAGCACTCTACAGTGCCCTCCGCATAAGCTTTCCGATAGTTCACCGAGGCGCGGACCCCACGATCCCTGACCAACGCAGGGCGTGGTCAGGTCTCGTATCCATGGCCGAATGGATGGTGAAGGTCTCGATGCTTGAGCATCCTCTGCTCTTGACTAAGGCCGTCAAGGAGTGGAGTACTCAAGCGCAAGCTATCGCGGTAGGCACAGACAGGCCGCAAAGGGACAAGAAGATCCCAGAGCTGCTTCGCTTCCTAGTAGGGACTCTCAAGTCGCAAGCAACGAGAAAGAATCTCTGGACGTTCGCCAACGTAGGGCGATCGTTACCGCCGCCCCCAAGCGAAAAGACTGAACTAGGTCAGGCTTTGCGAAAGGAGGCAACGGAAAAGTGGACCAACATTCTCAAGGAGAAGCGGCCACCTCTTGATCCAGAGCTACTAGACAAACTGCGAGCCTTCGTGAGAAGGAGGACAGAACAGCGAATCCGACAATACGAGAAGCGACATAAGAAACCATTCCGAGGATTGGGTCCTATGAAGCTTAACGCAAGCGGCTGTCTAGAGCGAGCGCGAAAGAAAGGGGGAGTGTACGGACGCTACCGCGAGACTCTCAGGCAAGCTACTCAGCGCATTGTTAAACTTGAGCAGATGGGGCCTCCGCCTGTCAGAGACAGGTACGAAGCCTTACGGACCAAGGAGAACAAAGCGCGTATCGAGAGGACCACTGGCGCGCAGTGGCCTACCGAACCCCCGGAGGGTGAGCAGCGAGCCTTGCAAGAGAATCTCGTCGCCTGGCAGCGCAACGTTGAGTTCACAGCATCTTCTCAGGCACTCCAGCAAGCTGAAGCGAGAGAGCACCTCAGAGGCTATGTCAAAGCCGCTGGTCACAAACCATCAGAACACCGGGCGGACCCGGATGACGATGACGTGATTCCAGACGGAATGACACTGCCGATGAAGTACCTACTCCTTCCTGAGAGAGGCTGCAAACTGCGAGGAGCCACTATGTCGCCAGCATGGGCCGTCACGACCGGCCAGCGAATCAACAGCCAGTGGCTCCAACTCCTTAAACTTTCGCGTATACACAACTACGACAAGGCAGGAGGGGACGGCCTCCCCAAACCTATCCTGTCAGGCATCGCGCAGAATGGCCTTCGTGAAGACTTCGTCTTAACGTCGGCTGACCTCAGTTCGGCAAGCGACTACCTACACTTCTCAGCGTCAAGAGCTGTGTGGGAAGGCTATACTGAGGCGCTTGGAGATCGAATGCCAGAACTCGAAAGAGAACTGGGCTTCGTCCTCGTGGCCGGGCACATGAAGAATGTACCAACGGCAAAACACGGGAACGACGAAGAGTGGCTGTCGCAGGCAGGGGCCCTGATGGGGCTCCCACTTGCGTGGCTCACTCTAAGCGAGATCCAAGACTTCTGCGGACACGAGGCGATGCAGTTGTGCGGTCTGACTGGCAATCCCTATATCATCTGCGGAGATGACTTCGGGGCAGCATGGACGCAGGAGGCCGAGACCTACTACTTTAAGCTGCTAAGCAATGTTGGGTTGAAGCTGAATGATTACAAAACCTACTCATCGAGGACTGGATTAGTCTTCGTGGAGAAGTTGTTCTTACTCGGCTCCCCAACGCCTTCACTTCCGGTGCA